ACGGCAGCCGTTGTTTCTTCCATAACTCGCCCAGTAAATATTGGGCGGTATTGCTCTTGCCGCCGCCGGTGTTGCCGGCGATCAATCCGTGCCGGGTCAGCTCTTGTATATCCATCCGGTAGTCATTGGAGTAGAGGCAATCTCCGCTCTGGATCGAGCCCAGCTCCAGATTGCCTCCGGCCCGCCGGATGGCGGTTTCAAAACTGACAAAGCCGTCAATGAAATACCCCGGGACTTCTTCCCGGGGCATTTGCATCATCGTGGCCAGGTCATCGCTGGTCAGTACTGTTTGATAAGGATAACCAAACCATTCCTCAGTTTGAGGCTTAACGGCGTCCATCAAGGGATGCCGTTTAACTAAGTCAGGCGGCAATTCATCGAAAATCAAATTGAAACCCGGTACAACTTCCGCGATATTTTCCATGGTTAGGCAACGCAGCGTCTCCGGCCGGGACTTTTCTCCCGAGTAAATGCCTTTGATCAGGTTTCCCAGTTGTACGCCGGTCTCCGGCGTATCCGCCGCATAATAAATGCCGGTCCGCCATACTCCCCGGGCCCGGCCTGTTTTCAGCTTCTCTTCCAGAAAGCCCAGATTCTCCAGGTACCGCTGATAAACATAGTTGGTCGCTTCAACGCTCAGTTTTCCCATGGGCCCGTCAGCCGACACCGAGCGCTTGACCATTTTAACGGTCTCATTGAGCTCATTCAGCAGGGCATGGTGGATGACCGGAACCCAGACCGGATTCAGTGACTGCGCCAGCACCAGATAAGCCCAGTTCTTTCCCTGCATGCCCCGGATTAAGCGTTCGACTTGAAAGATTGGAGCCTCGCCAATGGTTTTATTGGTTGGATACCCGGTAACCAGACCGCCATGAAGCGCCGTTTTTTGCAGTATCTTTTGCGGGGTTCCGGCTTCCGTTTCGGATAATTGGATATAAGGATAAGACGCCTGAAGCAAGCCTTCAAATGCCTTGGCATAATAGCGGCCCACTCCCATATAAAGCGAAACCTCCTTCTCGTTCCCGGTCACCAAAAATGCAATTTCATTGCCGCTGCCGCCGATCCCATTCACGATATCGGCCATGATCAGGCTGAAATTTTTGATCTCCCGCGCTTTCCAAAAATCCGACATGCCAAGGATGCGGAAAAATGCCAGTTCGCCCAGAGGTTTTAGGACCAAAGGCTGGATATTCGCTTCAGCATCGAGAAATTCCCGGCAAAAAATAAAATCCTTGAACAGGATTTGTTGTAAACCTAAATTATTGGCCATTGAGTTCCGACTCCTTTCATTGTTTGTAGTTTTTGGCCTCCCTAAAAAACATACTATGGCATCACGATTCTCGGATCGTGAAAATTAATTCACCAAATTCTATGAGCTTAGCCATATAATTTTTTATTATTTGCCATGAAAGCCCCTGACACCATCAGGCAAGATTAAAGGTTTAGTCATAAAATCGTTATAATCCAACTTGAGAACATTATGATCCGTTTCAAGATTATTGTGATTTCTTATAATCTCCTGAGCCTGCTGCTCTTCTGCTGAATTTTTAAAATGCCCAAGTATGCGAATCATTTGTGTAGACTCTTCAAAATTTTAGCCAGACGAGTCCGCTTCCCCTCGATTCCCGATTTCTTTGCCGCTGAATTCGATTTCTTTTGCGGTATCTTTTTGCCTTGAGGAACGCCCAATTCACGATGAAGGGAGCCAGGATTTTTTATTGCCGATTGAATCAAATTCTTTTTTGCCATATTAATCAATCCTTTCTTTTAAAATATCGTTTACAAAAAAGTAAACCGTGGTAAGTTTACTTTAAGGAGATAAATATGTATAAAATAAGTTTAGCTTTTTTATTGCTCTTCGTTGTGCCGTGCTTTGCTGTAGCTCAGGACAATATCGGTAAGATTAATGATGAGTTGCAGGAGATTATAGTAAAACCAGTTGAAATACCACCTGATAAATGGGATAGATGGAATGGATACAATACCACCTATTCTCATTGTTATTTATTGATTGGAGACAAACTTTAGATATTGCTACAAGAATTAATCCAGAAGCAGCAGCAATTAATAAAGACATTCACGATCCTTATGTGAAATGTGATAAATATGAATTTGCCGAAGCAAATCCCATATTTAGGAAGACATCCATCTGTGGCTGAGGTAAATCGTTATTTTGCTTTTTGTGCTTTGGGATATTTGTATGTTGCCAACAAAGCGCCAACAAGTAAATTTTGGTCTAGGAATAAAACAGATATTAGAAATTGTCGGAAAACCGGATTGACCCCCAAACTTTGGATATTATAGTCTTATCTCTTTAATTTTCATTGATTTGTTTTGACTTTCTTGATAAAAGGCTTCCGGAGCCATATCTAATATGCTTCCATGGATTCGGACCCTGTTGTAGAACTTCATAAAATCCGATATTTTCTCATAGGCCTTGGCATATGTTTCAAATTCGTACCTTGATAAACAATCATCTTCCAGAATGCGATGAAAGGATTCAATATGAGCATTTTTATTCGGTGTTCAACAAGGAATTCGTTCATGCTCAATTTCTAAATCCAAACAGGCTTGTTCAAAAGCGTCACTACCATTATCAGTTCGGACAGCTAGTTTAGGGGCGAAATTGATTAAATCACGTCGTATCATTGCTCTTTTTAGAGTGGCGGCTGCATCGGTTCCAGTACAATTTAAACCTTTAAAATGTTCAACAATCACCCGATCATAAACGTCAATCACTGAGAGTATGTAAAAAAACCGGTTTTCACCATTTATGTAACCATATTTGATATCCATTTCCCAAAGTTGATTTGAGCCGGTGATAATTCGATTCCGGGCCAACTTTCTTGGGTGTTTGTTCTTAAGTTTACGTTGGGGCCGTAGAATTTCTGCCTGCTTACATAAACGGTATACCTTTTTCTTGTTGATTATTAAATGAAATTTCCGTTTTAAAAGGACTGTAAGTTTACGGTATCCGTAAGAGAATCCTTCGCCATCGATTAATCGGTATAACCATTCAATAATTTGTTGGTCGCATATTTTCCGACCAGTTTTATCATAACTATAACCGGGCGATGGCCGACCACCGATAACTTCAGATCTTTGCTGCTGATTTAAATGATAATAAAAGGTTGCCGGGGCTAGCCCAATGAACTGTAATACATTAGAAGCCTTATAGCCTTGAGAAATCCAATTACGGGCAACTTCTAATTTGACATTCACCGTTTGGTCGTTTTTTTTAAAAGATCCTGAAGTATTGCATTTTGAAGTTCTTTTTCAGCCAACAGCTTTTTCAACATAATATTTTCTTTAGCAAGTTCTTTCGTTTCTTTCGAAATGGGAATGCCTTTTGGCATCGGATAATCGCTTTCCCGGACCCATTTAGCAACTTGGCTAGGTGAAAGATCATGATTTCTGGCTACTAAAGCACTGTTACAGGTTTCCTTGGCTTCTCTAACAACTTGTTGTTTAAACGTCAGTAAATCTACGCCTTTGCAATAATGTCGCCCCCTGTTTCTAATTTACCAGAGTTAAGACACTTTTGTCCAAATTAATTAGGGGGCTAAAGAGAAACCAGTAGCATTTTTTTGTGTAACACACAATTTTCAGGCTGGTGTTAAAATGAAATTTTGATTATTCAATAGCGAATGTTCCCAGCAATGTATCCATAGATGTATCGTAATTCAAGACAATGATTCCTTGATTTCTAATTATTCAGCCTCTTTCTGTATTACACTGTAATGAAAAGTAACAACTGTTAATTCTCTATTTATAATCACTAATTTTGCGGCAGTATTTTCAAAGCGACTTCCTGCTACTATGTAAGCACATGTTAATGACGGATGATAGCCATTTACTACCGTCATACTACCTGCCGCCGACCAACTCTCTACATTAAACATATAATAATGGCCACCCCGACTAACCAAATTAATGGTTTGCGTGGCGCCAGGTTCTACACTAATGCTAGTCTCCTTCAATATTTCATTAAATCCGCTTCCAGCCAACCATGTATCATGCCCATTTGCATCAGTGATTTGTATCCATGAACTCCAAGCGCCATTTACCTTTTTTCGTTGGTATTGCAACAAATCTGAGGTTCTAATTGCAATTAAAGTCCCATAATTTTCATCCCCCTTATATTCTAAATCATAATATTCCCCCGTTGGCGTAATATTGGCAGATAAATAATATCCTGGTTTACTTATATTGAGATCGGTTACCTCTATTCTTATAAGATTTTTTGCCGTTGACGATCCACCTGAAATCGTTTTACTACTATCATAAACAGGGATATTATTAGCAGTATCATTGGCATGTTTGCCATCCGTGGTATCGGCGTTTCCGGCATTAGTAGCGTTGGTGGAATTGGTTGCATTCGTCGCAGTTGCTGAATTTCCCGAACAATTTGCTGAGGTTGTTGCCTTTTTAGCCGTCAGCCCATCAGATTCCAGAATGTTCGTAATTGCTTTACCGTTAATGCTGGTTATGACGTTAGTGGCATTGCCCGCCGTCGCCGCATTAGTTAAAACGTTCCCTGTCTCCATGTCCATAAATGCAATCCAGGCGGTATTCAAAAAATCCCTGATTTTAATGATCTTATTGGTAGCATCGGCCCAGCGAAACATGGGCTTAACGATGATTCCGGAAACGGTTGCCGGATCGGCAGTCCCGTAATAATCCCAAAAGCTATTATCAACATATTGTTTAGTAACGGCATGAAGGTTCGCCGTAGGATTACCGCTTAAGACCAATGGCCCGGTCATCGTGTCCCCGGCCTTCAAAACATAGATCGACTCCGCAAAGGTTGCGGTTACATTCGTCGCATTGCCAACTACCAGCGAAAGAGTGAATGCCTGCTCGATCACTTCACTGCCATTGAATGCCGGTAAATAGTCCCCGTTGTTTCCGGCGTTGGCTACGGCATATAAGATCTCCCCTTCCTCGGAATCGTTGGCGAAAACCCCGAGTTCCTTTAAATAAAATTCCTCGGTTAAGTCTTTATTTGAAAAATTGGCCTTAATAACGGCGGAGCCGTTATCGATGGACAGATTGGCAATAGCGACCGCCATCCTTTCATGTTTCAACCCGGTTAATTGAGTCAGATCATCGCCATCGTCCAAAGTCCCGTCGCCAATCGCCACCCTGGTGAATTTCAATTGGGTCCCGGTCTGGGCTTTGGTTTGCAAAGCCAGCCCTTTGTCGGTTAAAGTTAAATTTGTAAATTTAGCCATGTTACACCTCCAAATATAATTATGCTTGGAATTGAATGATGCTTTGCCGTCAACCGAGTCGTAAACGACCCGGCTACAAAGATATCGTATGAATATGCACACGCAGCCCATATGGGCTTTTCTTTTGCCCAATATTCCTCTTCCAAAATCAGGGCAGAGCCCTTTCACCTTGTAGCCGGATGATTCATCATCCGGTTGACCCGAAATTTGATTTTATCAGGGAATTGCTAAAATGAATTTTTTTACCACGAAGAAACAAAGCTCACAAAGTTGATGCCTTTCTTCGTGCCCTTCGTGAGCTTCGTGGTGTGATCGCTCTGCTTCCGGAGTGACAGTCAATAATCCTATCCCTTTTCCGCTATTGAATGATAACAGGTTTGTTTCACCCCAAACCCGTAATAAGTATTTAAACTGCTGCTTTTCAAAGCTTCGACGCATTCCAGCGTGGAACGGGCGTTTTTCACCGAGTTTACTGCCCGCACCACGTCGTTAATCTTACTTTCATTAGGAAGAGCTGTCTCGGTGGAGATTTTAAAATGATAGGTCTTCCCGCCATATTCAAACCATTCTTGTACCGTCGTATTATCAAAAGCGGCGCTGACGATCTTCTTGACCGCGTCAGCCGTACCTTTAGTAAATTTGTAAGTATAACCATTTTTTACTAGTTCCCGCCGTTTGTCCAGGGTCAGATTCTTCTGATCATAAAAATCGACATTCATCTCCCCGGCCAGGTTGTCGACAACCTCGGATGAGAGATTGTCGATATCGGCTCCAAAGGTCAGACAATGGTTGATGGCTCCGGCCAAGGGCCGGAACTCCTTATCTGCACCTATACTGGCTGCGATAATATCCGGGTCGTTACGGAGATTCTCCGGTAATAGCTGTAAAAGAAAAACTTCTTCAAGCTTGTGCTTATTTTCACAGCCTTTTAAATACTCTTCATAGATTTTACTCATTTTCCAGTTCCTCCGGCTTATCATGCGGCTTTATTCCCGGGTTTGCCGTAATTACAGCAATTTCGGTTTCTCCGACAACGGTATACACCGGCGAATTGACCACTACCCGGCTGGCTCCGGCGTTCATGACCATGGCCACCAGTTTGGCGGGGTTGATGTCCCGGCCGATTTTGGATCTCTGCCAGACGACATATTCGTTCACCGCTGCTTCAACTGCATACTCAATCGTTTGGATTGAGCCCTGGTCCGATTTTTTGATGTAATAATCGATATCTACGGAATACTCCACCGTATCCGGCGGCTGAACATTGACTTTATCGGTTAAAGGCCTCCGGGTATCGGCCGAAAGATAGTCGCTGACTTTGGTTTTTATTGGATCTTGGGCCAGCGTACCGTCTTCATGAATATAATACACATTCACAACCCCTTCGCCGCCGGTCACTTTTACATCCGAAATTGTCGGGTCGCAGTCTTTGACAAAATATTCATAGGCGCCGCCGGGTCCGGCCACGCTGAAGGATTCCGGTTTGGTAAATATTCTTTCCCGCAGGGAATCATCATCTTCCCGGTCAGCCCCGCCCTGGCTCATAGCCGTATTCATCGTACTTGCAATATATGGAACCGGATCAACCAACGTATTAATCTGACCTGCTATATAGCCGTTACCGAGAACTCCAGATTCGGTGCATTCTGCTATTACCTCAACCCCGCTAATCTCAGTATCGTTTGCAGCTATTTCGGCATCTGTGGTGGTGGCAAAGAAGAGATTTCCACCCGCGCTTACCCTAGTGCCTTGAGGAATAACCACTAAGAAATTCCGAGGCTGAGCCAAAAATTTTTGGCTTACCTTGGCCGCGGTCGCCTCTTTACGGGTTACCCCGATTCTGGCTCCCAGGTTTTCCA